CTTAGTGCCTGTTGGTGTATTAATGAAAGTTAATGTAGTATTGCCTGTAAGATGAAGCTTAATGCTATCATATAAAGATACATCTATATTTATTGCGCCTGTAGCTGTTAAGTTTTCAAAAGTATTATTTACAACTCCACCACCGCCAATTACCAATGTCGCTGTAACCTCTACAACTTGACCTTGCCATTCTATTGTTATATCGTTCATATTGTGTAGTGTTTTAAGGTCGTAAATTCAACTTTTATAACTGTTGTTCTTTGTCCGTTTGCGAGTGTTATTTCTATGTCTCCTGTTAGCGTTCCAACGGGAAAATCATTTTCTGCAAAAGGCACTTCATCAATCTCAAAACTTGTAGCATCTATAATTGTTATTCCTGCTCCACTAGAAACATCAAATATTTTGCTAGAACCTTGGTACAATTGCATTCTAATTGTTGCACCAGTTAAATCCAAATTAATATCTTTAAACAGAAACCTAGGTATTGTATCACCTTGCACAATTACGGGCTTGTATTGCGTTGTCCAAAACGCTTGTGGTATCTTTAATGTCGCTTGTTCACTCATTTTAAAATCCTTTATGTATTCGTGTTGTTAGTGGTAAATCCAATTCGTGCCATATTCTATGCTATTTTATACCTGATAATTACAATTCCGCTACCACCGTCACCACCTGTTGATGTTTCATCGTAGCCACCGCCACCGCCACCCCCCGTATTAGCGCTACCGTCAGAACCACTTGCCCCCGCATCACCGCCACCACCTGTACCGCCTGTGCCATTACCTCCCCTTGATGGACTACTCGCACCTCCACCCCCACCTGCATACGTTACCGAACTACCTGTAATAGAGGATGCAATTCCTGCACCCCCATTTGAATTGCCATCTATATTTGTGGAATTTCCTTCTGCGCCTGCGCCACCGCCACCACCTGTTCCAACATCATCTGCACTGTTTGACCGTGTTCCATTCGCTCCTTTATTCCCGTTCCCTGTCGAATCTCCCCCCGTTCCGATACCGCATCCACTGGGGCCGAAATAAGCGCCACCTGCGCCCCCTCCTGAACCACCATCACCACCATCAACAATCAGCTGGTTTGTTGAGCATGAGTCATTTTCGGCTCTTGCGCCTCCCTGACCGCCACCATCTACACTCAAGATACCTGCAATAGATGAGCCATTACCATTTGCCCCGTTGGAAGCATCGGTTGTCGAGCTTGAGGAGCCGCCTGAACCGCCTGCGCCTACACTTATAGCGTATTCACCTGCATCCAATAACTCGGTTAATGCTTTATACCCACCTGCGCCACCGCCACCTGCTCGATAAGCACCACCGCCACCGCCACCGCCTACGACCAACATTTCCATTTCACCGCCAACAGTTATATCGAAGGTGCCATTTCCAGTAAATTTATGGACTCGGTAGTTGTCAGAACCTACGGTAATGTCGGATGTTGTACCCCCTGTTGCCGAAGCAAACACAACAGGCGCTTCGGATTCACTGTCGCTTTCAATACCCGTGTCAAAACTGTTGATTGCCCTGATTTTCACAGAGTACGTTTCATCATTATCAAGCCCTGTAATGTCAAACGGTGAATCAGCGGTTCCTGCGCTTATCCAATCTCCTGCATTAATGGAATATTCGTAATCGGTAATCGTCAAATTCCCATCATCAATACCCGTAACTGTCACCGTGAGCTTGGAATCACCGCCACTGAGCGTAAATGTCGGTTTACTCGGCTTGTATTGGTAAAATACATCTGCACTTGCATTCTTTGGCTCTATGTTAGTGATAATCGGGACTTGGTTAAAAATGCCTTCAAAACGCTCACTGAGGTACTCAATAATATCCGTTCGTTTTGTACCGTCCTCGGTGTGAAATTCGTTATAGACCGCCAGGAAATACAAGTCGCCTTCAAAGCGATCTTCTGAGGTAATCAGCCTGTCGCCCAACGTAAATATCTCCCCATCATCAAACAGGGTAAAGCTCGATACCTGTTGAGAGGTAATTAGAATGTCATTGCGCCAAATTTCCATCAGGTTATTTCTGACCTTAAATTCCCATAGATACACCTTGTCAAAAGCGGAGTTGAAATCCGTTAGGAGCCTTCCCCCATCGTTTTTGTCTCCAAAATCAAAAGCAATCACATCAGAACCCGAAGAAAGACGGTAGGGAAGATGAAGATTAATCCCGTTGTTGTTATTGTAAGGGATCGTGTGGATGATAGATGATTTTTGTGCCGTAGCTGTGGAGCTTATCAGGTACATCGTTATCTCATCGGTAAACTCGGATGTTTTTACCCCTGTGTTAAAAAAGGTTTGACTGCCTGTAAATCGGATAGCATCGTTCGTTCCAAAGGCATTTGAAATCAACTCGGCTTCACCAAGCCCCTGAGTAAAATGATCTTCATGAACAGGGTCGTTGATTCGGGTGACAACAGTTCCGGTTGTTTCTACATCCAACGCATCCACATAGAGCATGAGACTCGCTGTTGGTGTCTGAACGCTTGTTGGTCGAATCGTAATGTCCTGCGTAGTTGTACCGTTGGCATTCGTAGCACTCAGGGTAATTTTATACAGCCTACCATTCACCAATCCCGTAAGTTCGGCACAGCTAATCTTGTCTAAAGGCAACTCAACAGGTTCTTCGCCTTCAATAGTATATGTCAGTTTTGTCAGTGGTGAACTCATAGGTAGTAATTTACCGTTTTTCGATTAATTAGCAAGACAGCGCTCCATTGTATGTTGTGGCTATACTTGCCTCTCCGTAAGCCCCACAGCCAAATTCGGTACACGCTGATATTCGGTACTCATAGGTCGATGTCGGGGATGAGGCGGGACCGGCATCATTAAAGGTCGTTCCGATAAATCCTGTGGCTATTGTAACCCATGAACCGCCATCTTTTCTTCGTTGAAGGTTGTAATTGTCAGCCCCCGCATCAGCATCCCATTCTACACGAAGCCCCGTACCCGTTTTACAGGCAGTCGGAACATCACCGTAGATGATTGCGCTCTCCACGCTTGTTGTAACGCTTCCATCGGCTACGACTGACCCTGTAACACTAACTTCATCCGATGTTAGCACAGAGATCGTTACAGACCCATCAGCAACCACGCTACCCTGAACGGTCAGGCTTTGTTCGGTAGGAGAGGTCACCACAAGGGTAGAAACCGTTCCCGATGCCAACACAGAGCCTTCTGCGGGTATTTCTTTGGGAATGATAAAGTCATCTACCTCCCAACAAAGGGTAACCTTCTCATCCCCTGGCGTTGCCTGTAAGCTGACAATCTTCGGGGGTCGGTCTGTAATGGCAATTTCATAGGCTTCGCACTCGCATACATCCTGAACTACATCGTAATTTATCTCTGTGGGGCGAAACAGCTTGAAGGCGTAGTTCTCAGGAACGTTACTGCCTGTGAATTTAATGAGATTCCAGGGCATGATGGCTTTGGCGCTAAAAATCTGAAATTTCACGCTGTCGCTACTGCCATCAGAGCTAAGAGCCTTTTTCATGGCATTAAGCCCTGAACGACACAGTGATAAAGACGGGTCAAAATCAAAGTACCATTGCAAAGGCGTTTCGTACTTGCCTAAGAACCTATTTTGAGTGGGCTGACCAAGCGCTTTGTTTAAAAACGGGTATCCGGGCGCAAGGCTTAAATTAATTTCGGTATCATTGCCCGATATTCGCTCTAATTGCGCTTTTGCATCGGTAATCAGGGGTAATTCCCAATTTCCTGAATCGGTAGGCCATATCCCGAAGTTGTCTGTGCCGATGTTTTTCGTTTCTTCACGGACATTAGAGTACGTTCGGGCTACTTGCTGAACGAATCCGCTACCAAGAGAGTTGTAAAACGGTTTTGTTTCGATTTCGGTAACATCATCCCAATCTATTTCAACGATTTTCTGTTCCTCAAGGCGGTTGATGTAGAAATTATTGCCGAATCCGCTTCCAAAAATCGCCCCTTCAATGGCTGCAAGCTCTTTTAGCGACTGAATAGCGGGCTCACCCTGCGTTTTTCGTAGCGTGGCGTTAACTCGGTAAAAATACGTCCCAAAGGCAGGGGGAGGTGCTTGAATGGTGAATTTGGTATCAGAAACGACACTACTGATTTTGAAGAAGATGTTACTCCCTAAAAGGCTAAATACCTCGATTGAGTTGTCCTCATTCAGCGTATTCAGGAACCCTTGCCCTATAAAGGTTAAATCACCAACGTACGTGATGGTTTTTGGCTCTATTGTCGACCCTTCAAGATCTCCTTCCTCGTAATTTTGGAATGGAGGGCTTATCATACGTGCCATAATGAACCCAACACGGGATTTTATACCATCAGCTACCGAATCGTAGTTCTTTTCGTTATACAATTCGCTTAATCCCGACTTTGAGGATAGGATTTGAGCATCATAATCATTCAAAAACACGTTCTTCATGGCGTATTCAATCCAATCCGCAACGCCTGTGCATTCAAGGGTTTCATCTGCATTGTCAGGGTCGGGCAAAAACGTCTTTAAAAGGGTCGCATCATCACTTTCAATGGCATTAAAAACGCCTAAAACCGTTGCATTCGGGTCATAACGGACTCTGCAATCCATTTTAATGACTCTATCGGCTTCTTTTAGCGAAATATCGTTGAGTTGAACTAAAAATCGGAAAATATCGCCATCAACGGTTAAATTTACGCCAACAGCCCCGTTTTGAAGCAAATAGGTTCGTAATCGGTTGTAAATATCGGTTTCATCGTAGCTATACTGAAAAATGGATATGTCCACCTTGTTATAAAGCGATTGAACGGCATCAATTTCGGGTTTATCAGGAACCAGGTCGTATTTGTACTTGATTTTACCAATATCATCAAGCTCAACGGATAAATCGGTTCCGTCATCAAGAATATCAACCTTAATCAGCCCTGTTTTACTTGTAAATTGACCTGTTATACTCATGATGTACCGATTTCAAAGGTATCGGGAATTTCTGTTTCCCGTAACAGTCCTGAAAATTGGAAATTAACCGCTTGCCTGCCGATGGTAAATTCCCTTCTGATTCCAAAGGCACTTGACCGTATATTGCACAAAACCCCATTGGCAATAGTGGTATCAGGGGATATTTTCAGTATTTTCGGGAATGCAGGGGTTTCAAAAATGTCATTCAGTAAATTCCGTAGTGGGGGAGCCTGTGAGGGTAGCATATGGCGAAAGGATATGCGTAAATCAAGCCTGAAACCGCCTACGCCTACTCTGTCGAACCCTGATAAGGAACGCTTATTCGCAGAGCCTCCAAGCCAGTCTGTGCGCCATCTACCGTCAAAATTCCATACATCATAGAGAACCTCAGGCGTATATCCCGCATCAGCCGTAAATGTGGTTCCGTCATAGGTTCCAAGCTGTATCGCAATCTGTTTAACCTGTTTAGATGTTGCCATTAGCGTGATTTCGTGGTTAAAGTCTTTGTATTAAGCTGACGGTTGCCTTCACGAGCTTTAATTGCCATCACTTCTTTGTCCAAGTCGCCTGACAGGTAAATATTGGTAGTCGATTCGGTTTGCATGGCTTCGGTATCTATGGCAACCTGTCGGGCCATTGATCCCTCATCAGCGTTGCTGATTACTTCAAAACCCATCTGAGAAGAAAGACCACCTGCCTGTTGACCGCCACTTCCCGAAGGCTTGTCACCTACTTCGGTTTGCATAATCTTACGGACATTGGCAAGTCCAAGAGCTACCGCAGCAGCAGCCTGAGCAAATCCAAGTTTCCCGCCCTGAGCAAGCGAAGCGTTGGCAGCAGCGTAGGTATCAACAAGCGCTGTGGCTACCCTGACCGCCTTGCTATCGCCAAACATCAGGTTCATTACCCCTACGGCAAGGTCAGCGTGTGCCTGCATCATGGATAAGCGGTGTTGTAACGCTTGTTCCTGAATAGCGCTCTTGGTGTCCTCTTTCTTTTGAAAAAAATCTCTTTCAGCCTGCCCCTGAGCTAACAAAAAGGCTTCCTCCTCACCTATGCCAGCTTCTAAATTCTCAATAAATAATTTGTTTCTTCGTGCAGCTTCCTGAGCATCTAATTGTGCTAATTGCTCATGCCTGCCTTTTGCAAGGCTTTTTTCAAGAGCGAGTTGCATAAGCGCATCATCGGAACGTTGTTGCTGGATTTGGTCTCGAATATTATTACGAACCTGAATTTCCTCAGATAGCACATCGTCAAGTTGATTTTGCGCATCTTCCTCAATACGCTTAATCTCTGTGGCAAGACCTTTACGGATGGCAATTTGTTCATCCTTTATTTGGTCATTTATTTTTAATATCGCCATCTTTTTAGCCTCCTCTTTCTGAACGCCCTCTATAATGTACTTCTCTGTCAAAGTCGCTATTTTTTCTTCCTTATTCTCAGTCAGAGAGGCTTCCATTTCTGCGCTTTCACGTTTTGCCTGTTGTATATCACGATTCATTTGCATTTCGACAGCAAGTCTTTGCTGACCTGAGCCTTTTAATAGGGCTATCATACGCTCATGGCGTTGCTCTGAAAGAGATAGTTGTGGGTCGTTTATGAACCGATCAACCGCTTCTTTATGCGCCTGTGCCAATGCCCGTGATTCTTCCTGAATCGTTTTAATATGCTTTTCCCGTTGCTCACGCTCGACCCGAAGTTCATCAATAATCCTTGTCTGCCTGCGAAGGAGCGTTCTATCCTGCATAGCCCTCTCGCCTTCCAGCCTGATACGTTTAGCTTTAGCTTCGTTGATAGCTTCGTTATCTTTTCTTTCATTCCGCATTAACCGACCCGCCTCAGCAGCGATAAATTCCTCAACTCTTGCCCGTTGTGTTTTTATGTCCATCAACTCCTTATTTTTCTTACGGGCTTCCTCCATAAACTTAATGCGTTCTTCGGTTGTAAACATCTCATCTTCTGCCTTTTGACGCAGCTCAGAAATAGAGGCTTCGAGCTGTGCAATAACAGGAATATCGGCAATACGCTGATCTCTTAACTCTTGCTCTTGCTCCTTTAATTGCCCTGTTGTATGGATAACCTCTCCAAGACTTAATACCGTAGCTTCGTTTGCCCCAACAAGTGCGCCTGCCTTATCTTTTACAAAATCAAATATAGAGCCTAATTGAGCCATTGTTTTTTCGGCTCTGTCAATAACAGGCTGAATCTTGGATAGCGCAAACGATAATCCACCGATAGCAAGAACAACCCCACCAATAATAGTTCCTGCCATTGCAACTTTAAGCAACTTCCATGAGTCCGCAGTCGCTAACGTACTGCTACGCAGAGCCTTCATAGTCGTATTTAGCGAGTTCAACCGACCTGCGAGTGGGCCAAGTGGGCCTTGAACAATCGCCAATGAAGAAGCAAGTGTGGACAGCGACCCCGAATAGTTACCGACATTCATGCTATGGTCGCCAATCTCAGCATTGAAGTCCTTCATGGTCTTTTTATTCTCAGCGACCGTCTCTTTCATTTTTTCGAGTTTTCCCGTATTGTCATCAAGGGGAACATCTCGCATAGCAGATTCCAAGAGCTTTGTTTCGGCTCGCAACTGATTATACGATGCTGTCTGCCCTTCGGTAGCGTTAGTGCTTGCAATCAGTTCCTTCTGATTGTCTCGGTATTCCTGGCGGGTAGATTTCAGCGCTGCCTGAGTGCGGGCTTCGGTTTCCCGTTCCTCACGCCCAATCTCATTATTGTCTTTCTTGGCGTTTCGTATTTCCTGAAGCGTATTTCGGTAAGCGTCAATTTGTTCCTGCAACTCAATCAGCTTATCAATCGCTTCCTGATTGCTTTCATTCATTTCCTCAGTAGCTTCCTTGAACTCAATGGTTTTCTGAGTCGTTTCTTCGCTACCGCCAACACCTTCTTTTTTGGCTTCTTCAAGCTCCCTGATCTTGGAAAGAGTCTTTTCGTATGACTGATCGTCAGGCTGAAATTTGATGTAATAAATTAGCTCGCCATTACCTTCCATGCGCTTTCCTTTTTGGAGCCCATTCGTAGCACTTCATTGATACAAACGCTTCGGCTATAACATCAGCAGGGTTGTCCATGATCTTTTGTGCCTCACGGGGGTTGAAGTTTCCAAGTATAAGGCTATAATACCAATAAGTACCCACATCTTCAATCCATTGCTGTTTCGATTGAGGGGGTTCGCTATTGTCAAAATCATCGGTAAATGACACTGACTTAGCGAAATGATGCTCTGCCTTGTCTAAAGAAACACTTCTTGATTCAGAAAAAAAACCTGCGTTTTCTGCAATAATGGGTATTCAAAGTTAGAATCCTCAAAAAAGGATTGTGTGAAGAACTTTTCTTTTGAATCCCAGTGGTCTTTAATCAAATTCTTGACTTCCCCGTCAACACCGATTTCGGGTTGTGGTTCCCATAAAATCTGTGCTTTCTTTTTCCAAAAATAGGCTTTTTTGGAACGCTCCATAGCGCTGAATATCAAGTCGGGGTTCTTATCAATAAACTCGTTAATCTCAACATCGACTTTGGCAATCTGTATGTGTCGAAGCTCTGTGTATGGTTGTAAGCGAACAGGAGTCCCGTTCACCTTTATTAACTCCCTAAAATCCTGCATAATTAATCCGAATAAGATTCACTGTTTGTTCGTAGCGCAGGTCGTGTAAATGTCCATTCGCCATCATCGGCTGCGCTTGCTTCGTTACGGGTTGAAATCCATTGAATATACACGGCTGTTGATGGAACCGTTGCCGTATGTGAGCGCCTGCCTGTGGCAATGAAATCTGATAGCGATTCGCTGATTACATCTTTGTCCGCATCCAAAAACCGAACACCGATATTGAAACGCACCGTAGCGCCCGAAAAGTCCGCAGAGGCAATCACCGTAGCACCTTCAAAGGGAAACAGCATAGCTTCAAATTCAACGCCATCATCTTCCGTATCAGTCGCAACGGTCTGTGATCCGGTAGAAAGGGTCGCTGTCACCGAAGCATCTTTACTCAGTCCTGAAAGCAAATTCGATGCGCCCTGAGAGAGATCGTAAAGTTTGAGTGCGTTACGCCCTAAATACCAGGCTCTTGAAAGATTTGCCATTATGCGCTCCTATATCCTTTTGGGGCTTTTGTGGTTAAGTGAATACGGTCATTCATGATAGCCGAATTGAAATCATCGTTCTGATTGAGTATCGGGTTTTCTGTCCAAACGAAGAAACCCTCGATTGTCCATCCCGATACTTCAACACGCTTGCCAACCAATGAACGAAGCGTGGCTAAGTCGGTACTACCAAGTCGAAGCACTTTAATATCAAGCTCACCTAAATGCGTATGCTCATAGGTCTGATTATCCTCAATCATGGCGCTTTCGCCTTCTTGGGTAAACCCCATAGCAGCCGAACCGTCAACGCCATCCATTATATTACTCAGGAGAACCATATCGGTACTGTCAGGGTCTTTAATCGCTAACTGACGAAGTGTAAGTGCCATTGTTCAGAGGGTTATGATTGAGTAATTGCATCAGAGATTTGTACTGACCGCTTGGAGCCATGAAGTCGGGCTTGAGTGCGGTTGCCATCATAGGTCGTTGTACCGTTGATGATAACGCCTGAAAGCTCAAGGTCGTCAGCGCCCGTTGCGCCTGTAAATTTTATGTCGGCTTTTGTGGGTTCGGCAGAAGCATCACTGTAAACACGGGTATCGTCAAGAACACCCATTTCATAAAGATTGACAGCGAATGTAATATCATAGTAATCCGTAAGAGTCTGACCGTCATCCACCTCGCTTGTCACAGGCTCAGGAGTTACCTCAGCCGATTCTACCAAGTGAAGGTCGTATGTAGAAGCGTTTCCACCACCTGCATCTTCGATTGAAATTCCTGTATAAATAATTGGTTTAGCGATTGCCATAGTGTTCCTCGTTTATTGGTTGTATTAAGATGTTGCCTGAGTCTCGTAAAGGCTTCGTTGCCCTGAACAATTCATTGTGAGTGTAATATATCGTTTTTTTCGTGTAAATCCACTTGCTCCATCATATCCGAAACTATCTATCGCATTACCTGTAACAAGCCCTGCATCCAACTGCTTTATCCAGTCAATCGTAGCATCTTTCAGGTCGGCAGCTACAAGTTCCGAATTGTCCGCATTATCGTTTCGGTAGGCACGAACAACGCTAATATCAATGCCAATGCGCTGTCGTGAATCGGCAGGCTTCTCGGCTCCGTACTTGATGATGTCATCTTCATTATCAAGGTACATGGCAATTCGGGCTTTCACGGTAATCTGTCGGGCTTCTAAATCTTCGGGAAGCTCCTTGTACTTCTCATACATCACATCACTATCGCCAATGTAGGTTTCAAGGTCAGCAATAAGGGTATCAATGATTTTTCGGCTATTTCCCACGTAGTACCTCCGCAACAATGTCGCTTACTTTGCTTGTGAGGGTCTTAGGAATAGACTCAGGGGATTTCGGCCATATAGAGCGAATCTTATTCCCCTTTGCATTCCCTGTATGATGAAGCTGAAAAATGTCACCGCCTGATTGAAAAGAGATTGCGGTTACGCCTTTCTTACCACCTGTTGTCTGAACCTTCGTTTGGTCAATGCGGGAGTTTTTCATCCGTAAGTCCACGTTCTGCGTTTGGAGTCCTAATTTCTTGCGCCTTTTACGATGGGATTGCGAATAATCATTATTGTACGGGTCAGCGCCAAAACCTGTTCCGACCTGAGTGTTGGCTTTCATCTGTTCTTCAAATAGACCCGCAACTTCCTTGCCTGCTTTCTGAGTAATGCTATTAATCCGGGGCTTTGTAATCTCTTTGAATTGAGCTTCCATACTTTTCATATATGCCTCCGAACAATACTGTTTAACAGATGCTTCGCTTCCAAAGAGAGATTGCCGACACTTGTCATAGCGGGCGTGTCGGGGTCTTGTCGGTTTTTAAACTGTAAATTAATTTCTTGTAGAATAGCAGGTCGAATCTGCTTGGGTCGCTTGGCTTCGGTAAATCCCGAAACGTACTCAACGGTGAGTTTGCCTGTAACCGTAAAATCATAAAGCCGTTTGTACTTCATGCCCTCTATTTTGTAATGCGTGCCCTCGGTGAGCGTTGTCTCATTTCCATCTTGATCTTCAACTTTTACCGATGTGATAGATACGTGTGGCCCCCGACTAAGAATCGCTAATTGTGGCGTTCTGTACCAATACGATTTGATATTTTTCTGAATCACATCCAGTCGTATGTAGTCCTCAATTTGGGCTGTAACGGCATCAATAAGATCAGTGATGGTAAGGTTATACTGATCGTGTCGGAGGGGTAGAAAGTCCTTAACCTGATCGACTGTGACGACTTCGGGTTGATTGGCTACCTCGCTGACAATCTCTGTTTGGTCAGGCGTGTAACGGGTTTCCCTCGGAGGGGTTAATGGGTTGTTATATGACTGGGAGTTACTTAACAACGAACCCTCTTATTTTTTAGATGTGGAAGATTTCTTTTTACTGCTTTTTTTGCTTGAACTTTTCTTGGCAACTTTTACTTCGCCTTCAACGGCTTTTCCCGAAGCTACAAGGTGCTGAAACAATCGCTTTTGCTGTGTATTCTCGGAAGTCAACACCGTGCCTTTGGATTTTGTTTCCCGTGTAACCGCATCAAGAGACAAACTTGTGTCCTCTTTGAGCGTGATTTTCATTGGTTTCATGGTCGCTTTGTTTTGGAATTGAAAGGATGATTTCGGATGGTTCTGCATAATGAGAAAAATATAAACATCGGCTCAGTTTTTGGAGCCGAACCGATGTTTTATCAATTATGGCTATGTGGGTACATCTACGGGGTCGCCTAACAACGTGCTTACCGCAATTTCCACTTCACCTGAATCGGGTGCGGGAACCTGAACGAACAGGTATCGCTTCGATGGTACAACGCTCGCTATGAACGCTGTCTGAGGTGCGTTAATCGCAGGGTTGGATATGACCCTGCCTGCGGGAACCTCGGTAGCATTACCAAACGTGTCATCATCACTCTCGAAAAACTTGAGAGTCATTGCATCGCTTGTCAGGTCAACGGTTGTGTCGTCACCAACAATGGTATTGACGGCAACGCCCTCAAAACCTGCGGTGTCAACAGCAACGCCATTTGCCGAAGCAGCGTGATCGGCTGCAAGGTAGTTGATACCTGTACTCAGTGTTTGTCCTAAGTCAAAATGTGCCATTGGTTACCTCCTATGGGGCTGTGATTTGAAGTTCAACAAGAGCTTCATCAGACTTCGTAGGCTGACCGTCAATTCGGCTCATGATGTTATAGTTACGAATCCAGTCAGCAGATTCAGTGTATGGGTCGTCAATCACATACATATCGCTACGCATGGTCAGTTCGTACCCTTGATCGAAGTCACCATACAGAATCGGAACCTGACCTGCGGAGAAGTCGCCTGAAAATGCACCTGCAAGATCGCCTTCACGGGCTACGTTGACAGGAGCGCCAAGAAGCAGGGTTGGGGTTCGCCTTGTAAAATCAGGCTCCCACGTGTACTGCAAGCCGTTTGTGGCTGACAGAACCAATGTTCGGATGTATGCCCGTGTTTTACGAGTAAACAACCAATTCGCATTTCCCTGATACGCTTCAAGAATGCTTTCCTGCATCTTGATAAGAATATCGGTAGTCAATGAAAGCGAAGATGATTCATACGCTTTGCAATTTCCAATAAGACCTTTGGGTTTACCAACACCGTTACCACTTGTAACAGCCGTTCCCACGCTCACATCAAAATCTTCTTCGTATGCTCGCATGATTTCGTTTTCGATGTCATACCCTGAATCCTGTTCTTCCTCAATGGACATACCATATCGGGCAGCAGCTTTCTTCGGAGTAAGCTCGACCTTGCGGTAGGTGGTTTTGCCTTTGGGTGTGGTTCCTTCTTCTTCAACCCAATTCAGACCTGGGGTAGAAGTACGAATCGTCACAATTTTCTTCTGACGGTCAGTAGTCGTATTTCGTACAAGACTTGTGACCGCATTGCGCTCAACAGCGTTATACAAAATCTGTGTTGACATTTCAGCAGGCATCAGTAATGCGCCACCGCTTGCTACGTCAAAACGAACAAAGTTGCTCGACTTGGTTTGTAGCATGGGATGGTAAGCAGACTTCATGCCAATTTCTTCCTGAATGGATTTTTGGTTGAGTTCTTCTCGCCTTCCTTTTCCGAACATGGAAAACGCCTTCCGGAACGCCTCTTTATGCTCTTTGTTTTTCTCGCCATCAACGGCTTTGCGACTCTGAGACTTTAGATCAAACTCAAGTTGGTCAAGTCGATCATTCATTTTTGTAGAAGCATCCTCAAACTCAGACTTTGTGAGTATTCCTTTTTGGAAATCCTCAAACTTGGTCTTTAGCTCAGAGGCTACTTGTCGAAATTCTTCCTTCGGTGTCATGTCAGATGACTTTTTGGCTTTAGCACCGCCACCAGCACCATCTTCATGAGCATCAAAACGAATGTTTAAATCTTTTTCAAACATTTTTTTCCTCAATTTTTGTTGTGATTTGTCTTAATGTCTCAGTAAGTGATTTGTAATCGCCTTCCTGAGCCTGATTGCCAGTGGGCGCATCAGATTTCACGGCTTTTTGCTCAACACTGAGCGTTTGCCATGCCTTACGTTTACTATTATAAGTAATTTTTCTTGATTTCGCATCCCTAATTCGTGCGTGCGTGTCCATTGGGTACGGTGTGATCGTCATTTCCTCAAGAGCAATCTCCTGTAATTCACGAACCCCGTTAGGCAACGGTTCGGATTTAATGGTTCTGTACCCGATAGAGAATCCTAACGCTTTGCCTTCATCAAGCATGAACTTGACCATTTTGTAGCCATCATTGACCGCCTGTATATCGAGGGGCATCTTGGCTTTCACCATCAATCCTTCTTCGGAGTCCTCAAGTTCAGCAATCCCCGCAACGTCACTGACTTTCCACCCGTGATCGAACATGAGTTGAACTTTGCCATCGTTGTGAGCAATCGTCTGTGTATAGGCTCCTTTCTTGACCGTATCACCGCCCAAGTCCACTTTGCCGTACGCAGAGCCAAGCCCTGAGATGACTCCAAGCGACTCATCAGATTCATCCATATTAAAATCTTTTGCTTTTATCAACAACCGTTTCGGCTTGGTTTCGGGCTTATCAATAATCTCAACATCCTTCACGCCAAGAGCAACATGAACGCCCGTGTCCTCAAGTCCTTTAGAGTCCTGATAGACTTCAATCAGTAAACCATTGCCTTTAAACGTAAATTCATCACCTGTTTCGGGAATGATAACCGCTTCATCGGAAACGACATCCTTGACTTCGCCAATAACTTCACCTGCTTTGCTTTGCCATTTGACAAACACGCCTTTTTCAATCATTTTTTCATCGTCATCTTCTTCCTCCTCATCCTCGGAATCATCGGTTTCTTCTTCCTCACCCGTTTCTTCGGGTTCTTCTTCTTTTTCGGACTCCTCGGTTTCTTCGGGGTCGGCATCCCCGCCCATCATCGAAATTTCATTCTCTGTGACGGTCAGCACGTTATCAGTCGGCTCATACGAATCGCCTGCTACCGCCATAACTCTGATTGTCACCGCTTCGTCACGAACCGATTCAACCATAGCCACGCCTTCTTCCCCGTCAAAGGTGTAATTGACCATATCGCCATTTTGAAAGCCTGAGCCTTCATTTTCCATTTCCTCAGCCATTTGTTCAAGCTGTTCGATTGTCTGCCTGATTTCTTCGGGTGTCATAATTTTACTCGGTTGTGTTTATGGGGTCATCGGGTTCGGGAGCCTGTGAGGGCTGTTTCGAGGTTTGTAAAAGGTCTGCATTGGCATCCTGTGACTTGGGCCACTTGAGAACGCTACGTGCTTCGTTTGCCGTAATGATGCCGCTTAACTTCAACTCTGACAAGCGTTCTGCCTGTGCTTTCGCATCTTCTTGTAGCGCATCAATGGAACTCTTGTCAATTTTTATCTGCGGATTATCAGCATAATACGGCTTTAACGACTTGTTAATCTTACCTAAGATACGTTCTGCAATCGGAATCGCCCCGTCAAGATACAGCGCCTTTCGGCTATCTTTAACATTGTTATAGGTCTTGTTGGCAGCATCGTTCATCAGTGAACTACTCACGCCAAACGCCATAAATATCATCCGCATGGAAGTCAAAATCGCTCGTTCCCACTCAGCATCATGCGGAGTTGTATTCAATTCTTTAATATCAAGATCAGAGCCGATGATTTTAAGCTCATGGGAGTTTTTAGAACCACTTTGCCGACCCCACGCATCTTTCACTTCACGGGCATTTTCCTCATCCATGCCTTGCGGGGCTGTGGCTATAATCGGAGGTACACCGCCATTCAGTGCAATATTTTTATTCCATTCAATCCCTGCGTTATTCAAGTCAATCAGTTCAGCAAGAGGTCGACCAGGACTCATGCCCGTAAACGGATTTTGAAGATCGGGCTTGTAAATATGAATCACTTCTTCGGGTTGTAGCTTCACCGTTTTACGATGCCGAATCTCCCAATAGTCAATAGGTCGAAACTCATCACCCTGCTTTGCTTTGGCGTACTGAGAGGGCAACGGTATCAATCCAAGAACCCGTTTTTTCATCTCATTTGAAAACACAATCTGATTGACTGAATCGCCTGTGACAATCAGGTACAGTGACATGATTTCAAGCACTTCGGTAAAGGTCGCATTCCGACCAACAGCCGTTAATATCGGATGATGATTCGTGTTATCCGTCTGACCACGTTTTTCATATTCAACGTAAAACGGAAGGGAAGCAATGGTTTGAGCTAAGATATTAGCTGCCGAATAAAAGGCTGCGTTTCGCTCATATCCCTGTTCAATAATTTTCTTTTTATCCCATCGGCTGTAATCGCTCCAATTTTTCCATACAAATGCGTTCCATACTTGCGAAGGGAGGTATTTTTGCTGTGATGACTGAAATCGTGCCTGTGCTGTTCGGTTCCGGAGTTCCCTGAGATTACTCATACGACCCATGCTTTTTTGGTTCCACCAGGGTAGAGATTTTTGAAAAAGTACCATAAAGCGTATCTCGCTGTGTCGGCTTCGTGAGATTTTGAACCGCCTGGGGAGTTATCACCTGATTTGTCAATTTCACCATATTTGTCTGCCTTTGCTGCCTGTAATGAAGAATATACATTTTTTTCAGCTTGGTCAAAATTAACCAATCCTGATTTAAACGACCAATTACAGCACTGAACCGTGTCTTTTACATTCGGATTCTTGATCGGAACAATGCTTCGACTGCTTACTTCTTCGTCTTTAAACGCCCTTCTGACTGTCTGCCAAATACTTTCTGTGGTCTGAGAGCTACGTTTATTTTCGCTTGCATCTCCACCAAGATAAATAATTCCTTCATGATCTTTAAACTCTTTTGCCAAAACAACTGCATCCTGATACACGATGTCCTCTTTCATCTGCCATGATTTTACGCACGCCACGATGGGTCGCCCCTGTTCATCTCTCCCTGTTTTTTGCCATGCGGACACGGCCCGATAGGCTACGTTGAAATCCCAAGACAGCACAATATCTTCTTCTGGGTCAATCGGAATATGATCTTTCATGTCGGGGTGAACATTGAATATTCCCATCCCTGCAAGACTGACTCGCTCCCCTGACAGATAGCGCTTTAGCTGTGGGCCTTCATAGATCGCATTCAGAATTTCTTCGTAGTTCTTGACAAATTCCTTATCAGGATTATCGTACAAGCTCTTTTCGTGAATAGTAAAATTTGCTTTGTCCAACATCGAATACATCCAATGCTCAGGGTCATCGGGCATGGATGTTACCCGAACAAGACTCTTGCCAACCCGAATACGTGAAAAGAATATTTTGAATGATTCATAATCAAAAAACGACACCTCATCAGCCCACCCTGACCCGTAATAGATAGATTCAATACGCTTGATAGAGTCTTTTTCGGCTGATCTTACATGGAAAGTTGTGTCAAATATTTTCAGGTTCCCGTACTGTGGGGAGAAGTGATAAGGCCATCCCAAATCCTGCAAAAGCGGTTCAATATCCTGATAGAAAATATCTCTTGCCTGACCAAGCGTGTTCAGCATGATAAGATGTTGAACGTCAGGTTGTTCAATCGCTTGCTTTGCAATGAACTTGGCTCCCGACCAGGTATTGTGAGTGACAATAAAATCTTTAGTTACATACAATCCATCTTCCGCATCAACGCTTATACACTGACATAACTCTCTGCCTACTTTTTCAATAGCATCAATCCCACGAACCCTTCCTTGAGTGGCGTTTATGTTAAACTTATCTGCCTTTCTTGGTAAAGAAAACGGGTTAAAAGGTGAGTTTATAAGAACCAAATAGTAATCAAGATGGTTTATATTCCTTTGGCTATACTTATTCGCTTTACTTGTCAGGCCTAATGATTGACATAAAAAAACAACATCACTTGCTAACTGTGCCGATGTCGTGCAAAATTCACCAGTTCCTACGTGAGTAACGTTACCCTTTGTGTCCATAAGCCCACGAAGAAGGTTTATTCTATCTTCAACAGATGAATACAAGTATTTCTTTGGTATAAACTTTGTGTTTGATTTAGTTTGCATTAAATCAGTGGAGAATACAACCTCTGATTTTTTACTCATTCCTCCATCGCCTAACCATGCCCCTAAAGCATAAGGGGGTATTTTTAAATTCGGTTTCCATGAATATTCAACAGGTTCGCATAATGGTAAATGCCACTTGTTATATCCTTGTGATGTTTTTAAATCAGTAAGTAATTCCTTTGTTCTTTTTACCTTAAATCCTTTCCCTCTGTGTTTCATTGAGCCTGTTTGCACAGCCCATAGATGGTCAAGAGTGCATCTTGTGGAAGTTCGGTCTGATAGCCTGACTTCATAAACATCTTTTTTGCCCTGCCAGTGAATAGCGTTGACTTTCGTTGGCTTGCCATCTGAGCCAATGACATAATCCCCAACTTCTATTTCGTGCATGTAAACAAAACCTGCCGGGGTCAGTACAGGCTCCCATAATGGTTGCGCCTTCCCATATCCTTTTGCTGCGATAATGGCAACCCGTTTATTATCGGAATTTATAAACTCATCTTGAGGGGGGGCAAGGGTAAATTCGATTTCTTCTACCACATTAGTCTCTTTTGATTCCCCTGATTAGGTCAATAATGGCTTGGTTAGTATCGGAGTTGCGTTCCATCGCCCGTGATGAGCGCTCAAGGGCTTGAAGATTTTCTTTGCTTAGTTGGAGAATGGTTTGATTGAGTTGTTTGATTTCTTTTTTAGATCCTTCCCGTTCATCCCTGTATTCTTTGTAAAGCAAGAAAAGGACAATAAACAACACAAGAACAGCGAATCCGTACTTGGCAGCTTCCTGAAACGGGTCAACAGATATGCTTGTCGAGTGAAGAAGATTTGCGCTTATGTAAAAAATAAAACTGATTACGGTTAAAACTGCCATAACTAATTTGTTGGCTATTACATCAAACATAGGCTTCTCATGATTGTATATCCCCGTGATATGTTTTTTGTGTGTTAACATATTCAAAAATAGATATTGTAACTCAATAATCAAATACTTAACGCCTATGAGAACATTCCTGAGCAAAAGACAAGCCTTTTAACCCGTACAGATGCACCAATAAGCAGAATGTTACGAAATATTTATTTTTCTCTGCTTCGTTTCATGGGATTCTACATCGTACATCACTTTCAATAAACGTAAGTCCTTTCGACTGAAAATGACATCACCGTCTTCAAGTTTGACTTCGTGAACCCTGTCTTGATGGCTATAGAAACCGTCTTTCATGTAAACCTTTACCAATGTTACTACGTCAGCTTTCATAATTTTATTATTTATTTAAATATGGTCTTTAGAATTTTAAGCGCATCACCGTAGAGTATTTTGTCTAAAAATTGATTAATCATCCCTCAATCCCCCGTTCATTCATTTCCTGTTTTAACTTTTCTATCATTTCGTCAACCATTCTCAGCCCTGCCATTGGTTTAATCGCATTGTATTTTTGCAGTAGTTCTTCATTCGAGTAGTCCGCAACGGTTTCTGCGGTAGCTGTTTTCGGTATCTGTTTTGGCTTTCCTTCGGGGTACAACTCATCTCGTTTCTGATAGAGCCTGTGCCGAACATCCTGCCTCGTTACCCATTCATTGAACGCATTGCAGATAGCAACCTGGTTGTTTCCTTTTCGATCAATAACCCCATGAGCAAGCGCTAAAACAAATTCATCAATGATGATCGAAAACGGAATATCGCCAGGGCATAGATTGTTTTTTAAATAGATCGTTCGCCAAAAGTCGTTCATGTAAGCGACTTTCTCTGCTTCTTTTTGCGGAATCTCGGATGTTGCCCCGATTTTGATATACAGCATAGCTAATTTCCTCCGTGCATCTTGTTGAGGAACAGCCCTGTCCTTCCCACTTTTTGTTTTTGAATACTTGATGGCTTTCTGTCGTGAATACTCCGTAGGTACTTCACATGGTTCGGAGGAGTTCAACGTGGAGATCGCCTTTTGTCGGTTTTCCTGTATTTCCATTTTTCGATGCTTTGATTTGGTTTTTAATTGAGTCAAATTTTTCACGAAGTTTTTTACCCGATTGAATGTTGATGTTCCATTTATCCCATAGCTGAGAAAACTGATTTCGGTTCCTGAAAACCGCATCAATCAGAAACATGAATTGTTCTTCGGTTCGCCCGTCACGCCTGAGCGCTAAATCAATCTCTTTTACCCATCCTTTTAGCGAGGGTTTATTGGCAACATATTTGTGGGTCGGGTCATTTTCACAAATGGCTTCAAAAAGATACTCCGATATACGAATAGCAGATTCCCATGTAACAGAATCAGAAGCATTCGGTACGTCATCTGCGAGAGCAGTGACTATGTTATTCTTACCTTCTTTATATTCTTTACCTTCTTTAGTTGTTGCCCTTTGTGTGCCCTTTGTGTGCCCTTTGTGTGCCCTTTGTGTGCCCTCATTTTCATGCTTTGGTTGATAAGTATTGTATTTACAAACTGTTATCTTTGTCCATTGTGTGCCCTCCGACTCTATCTCTCCGCTATCCTCTAATCGCTCAATTCTTTTCCTGACCTGCTTTACAGATAGCCCCGTTTGCACTGATAGATTAGCAAGACTTGTTACAAACTGCCCTCTTTTTACATCCTCTCCTTGCCATTTTTTGTCTTTCCAATTAGCTGAAAGTATGCAGTGAATAAAGAAGTGAACAGTCGCAGAATCAGAGTACCATTCCCAATCTTGAATCTGCCTGTATAATTTTATAAATCCGTTATCCATACCTTTTTTAATAGAGAAAGCCGAACCTCGCAAGTGGGATGGACACTTACAAAGCCGGCTTTCAGGTTTTTAAATAAACCCCCTTAGCGCTCCATCCTCGCTCAGGGAATCTATCTCTTTCAGTATGTGCTGATAAAGTAGTTAATTAATTGATTTCGTGCAATTACTGAGTGTCCTTTTTATTACAATATT